CCCGTCACGCCGCCGAGCACGACGATTTTGTCTTTCCCCGCCCCTGCCTGGCCCGCCGCGTTATTCCTTCGCTCTGTTTCTGATCTTGCTTTAGCTTGATCGGCGAGATTCTCTTGCGTCAGGCTCGTAACCATGCGCCCGGTAATCATGTCGAATGTTCCCACTCCAGGCACGGAGTAGGTTCTCTTGGCTTCAGGGATTCCGGCTTTGGTCAGCTTCTCGGCGCTAGTGCTGAGGTCAACTCCGCCAGTTTGCTTGTTAATCAAGCTGACAATGCTCAGTACCTGGCTGAGGCCGGGAATCATGTTTGTAGCGATGCGCTTGCTAACACTGTCGACCCAGTTGCTGAACCCGGATGTCTTTGCCATATCATTCAGACCCTTGAACTGACTGACGATAGGAGATATGGCCGGCTGCAACTTCTTAAAGTTCTCAAGACCTGCGCCAAATCTTTCAACCGCAGTAGTTGCGCCTTTGATTGCATCAATCAGTACTCGTATCGCGCCAACAACAACCGGACCGCCGATCTTGCTTAACTCCGCCCCTAAATCCACCGCCGCATTCTTCATGTCAATCATCGCCTGCTCTGCCGTGTTAAATTGCGCATTCAACTTCCCGAGCTGTTCTTCCTTCAGCCTTCCCATCGCGCGGATCACGACATCAGTCGTGACTTTCCCTTCAGCCGCAAGGTTCTTGAGATTCCCGATCGTGGTGCCCATTTCCTTCGCAATCGCCTGCGCCGCCAGCGGCGCCTGCTCACGGATTGATCGCAGCTCCTCACCCTGCAGCGTGCCGCTGGCCAGGCCCTGCTTGAGCTGGATCAACGCATTGCTGGTCTCCTGTGCCGTTGCGCCGCTGTTGCGAGCCGCCGCAGAGAACCCGATCAGAGTGTCCTCCAGCTCTTTCACCGTGATGCCTGTCGGCCTCAGGCTCGCGTAGAGATTGGCGAACGATTGCTGCGACTCGGCCGTGCTCAGCCGCAGTGTGCCGGCGATCCGCGCCGCTGCCGCCTGCGCCTCGTTGTACTCCCCGAACTGATCCGTCAGCGCCTTGAGCCGCACCTGCGCCGATTCAGCGCTCACCCCTGCAGTGGCAATCCCCGCCACGGCAGCACCGACGGCCAGCTGTGGGGCGTACTGACCCGCCAGGCCCGCCAGGCCCATTCCGCCGCCAACGGCTGCTGCAGGCCTGGCCTGGGCCGCTCCACGCTCCGCCTGGGTCAGCGCGCGCAGCTTCCCCTGCACCTGGTCCAGCTCGGCGCCCCAGCGCTTGTAGAGGATTCCGGTTGTGCTCACCGATTCCCGCAGCTGAGTCAGCACCGCAACCTGCTGACGCATCCCCGAGATCGTGTTCTCACCTCCGCTCTTCAGCTGCTTGTAGGCGTCAACCAGCCGGAACAAATCCCTCTGTGTCCCCTGCCCCTGCTGCGCCAGCCCTTGCAGGCTCCGCTTCAGCGAATCAAACCCCTGCACCCCCTCGACCTGGGCCAGGATCTTCAGCCGGGTCGTGTTGTCAGCCATCGCGGTTCAGCTCCTGCAGTGCTGCCGACTCCATCACCTGCAGGCCCTCAAGCATCGTGACTGGGTCTTCCACATGGTAGAGACCCATCAGCCACTGAGCGGCCCCGTAGTCGAGCCCCTGGTAGCCGGCCATGGTGGTCCGCCACTGCGTCTGCAGCCGCATGAACATCACGACCGTCTCCCAGTTTTCCTCCCACACCTCGCAGCAGTTCGGCTGCTCCTCCTCCCGAACCCAGATCACGCCCAGGGCCGCCGCGTCGCGGTCCGCCTCGCTGTAGTCCCTTGCGCTGCCGCCGGCCGCCCAGTAACGGGCGACCTCGGCTAGTTTCCCGCTCGGCTGCCGTTGACGCCCAGGTAGAACGCCTCGATCACGGCCCGGATCCACGACTGGTCCAGCATCAGCTCATCGCGGGCGGCCTCGCTGAACGGCAGCTCCTCACCATCCTCACCCAGAATCCCCGACCATCCCACGAGGATCGACCGCACCATGGCGTCGTCATCCTCGGACAGTTTCTGCAGCTCCGGGCGGGTCACTCGCCGGAACACCGCGTCGAAGGTCTCCTCAACCTGAACGCCACCATCATCAGCCGTCTTGACCTTCACCGGCCAGCGGTAGGACTTGGCCTTGACTTTGGAGTAGGGCATGGATCAGGAGTAGCAGAGGATCAGTTCGTCGTTGCCGGCCACACTCGGAACGGCGGTGTACGGCAGGGTGAAATGCTCCACACCCTGCGCCGATTGGTAGGCCGGCAAACCGAGGTCACAGTAGGGCACCACCATGCCGATGCGGTTGCCCGCGGTGGTCCCGTGCAGGTACGCCAGGCGGCCCAGGGTGCCGTCGGTCCGGGCCTGCTCGAATGGGTTGAATGTCGCCATGCTCGTGGTCTCCATGACCACCTGGCCGCGCATCGCGCCGTCAACGATCAGCACCTCTTTCGAGCATCCGATCAGCTCGCGGTACTGAACATCATTGCCCAGGTCGAACGTGCTCGACTGCAGGCATCCGGCCACGCCGAAGAAACGGAACGCGCCGGCCGTGTCGTTGCGGAATACCTGCGGCGTCGACTGGTTCGCATAGGTCGGCGTCACCGGGCTGGCATCAGTCGGCGCGTTGTAAAGGCCGGTGATGTTGAACGTCATCCGCGGGATCTGGGCCAGGGTGTGGTCCATCGTCATGGTCCCTCGGCAGCCGGTCAGGGTGTGCACGATCTCGGTGCCGCTGGGCCCGCCGAGGCGATACTGAATCGTGCAGCTGGTGTCTGCGATCCCGTCAATCGTGCTGATCGGCATGTAACGCACGTTCGCGCCGATGCTGTAGGAGCTGCCGACGCCAGGCACGAATGTCGTGGTGTAGGCCGCCACAGTGGCGACCTTCGTGCTGCCCACGTACTGGGTGATCAACCCCACGTGGCCGTTGCCGGTGCCGCTGGTGATCGTGATCACCATCCCGGTGTAAGCGTCGTTCACTGCGCTGGCACCAGCCGCCAAGGTGATCGTGCCCGCCGCGCCGGCCTGTGCCGTGCCCGTCAAGGCTGCCGCCATGACGGTCTCAGACAAGCGGCAGGATCGCAGCAGAGGGCTGTAGCGCGGGGCGGTGCCAGCGGTGCCGCTGCCGGCATACTCCACCGACATGGTCAGCTGAACCTGAGTGTTTGCCAGCAGGCCCTCATAGGCGCCCATGTATGGCCGGATCACATCACGGCTCACCACGTCGCCGGCTAGGGGCGTCAGGGCCAGATCGGAGTTGACCAGGACGGCATTCGTCCCATCCGGACTGCTGTTGACCCCGTAGGATGACGCCTCACTCTTGGCGAGGATCGTCCTGAGCTTCGTCTTGTAGGCCATCGGGCTGCTGCTGAGGGTCGGGTTGTGGGCGACGTCTCAGGCCAGTGGCCGGATCCATCTCCCAGATCCCGCCGATGCCGCGGGTGTCGTCCTCCACGGTAGCGAGGTCAGGTTTCGAGGTCGCCTTCATTGGTGCGGTACTGGATGATGAACGGCATCGTCACGATACCGGCGGGGCTATCAGCCTGGACCAGCTCCAGGATCTGGCGGCCCGGCATGATGTCGATCACCAGATCCCTCAGCGCCGTGCTGGCCATGGTGCGCCGGTGAATCTCGGCGACGATCGGGTCCGCGATCACGTCCGGCACGGTGTCGCGCACGATGACCGCCGCACGGGCCTCCAGGGTCCAGTCCAGGTACGGCAGGCTGGTTCGGACGTCCGGCTGATCGCTGACCCACTCCAGGGCGATCCCGGGCGATTCGTGGCGCTGCAGCGGCTCCACCCGGCTGCGCCAGATCCGGCCCGACACCTCGGGCATTCCTGCGAGGGCTGCGGCCCACGTCGACAGGATCAGTTCGCGGCGGGTGGCCATGCCCCAGGCTCCTGTTCAGTGCCGGTCCAGACCTGACCAGCAGAGCCGTAGGGCACCCGGCGGCGGCGCAGGTCGGAGGGCAGGATGTTGCGGTTGAGCACGACGTTGAGGAACACGCCAGGCACAGGGATGGGCGGGGTCAGCTCCTCGCCAGTCTCGGGGTCGTAGGTGCCGGGCACCACAACGTCAGTGATGAGCTGCGCCTGGCCGAATAGGCCCGGTTGGCTGACGACCAGCAGATCTGGCATCTCCTCGGGCGCGTCCTCGGGCGGCAACAGCCGCAGGGCCTCGGCGGTGGCCAGGGCCTCTTGCTCAGAGTCGAAGCGGAGGGTGAAATAGTGGCTCATGATGTCATCGCCTGGAGGTTGGCGTTGGGGCGACGGCTGCGGAAGATGGCGAGTTCTTGGATGTAGCCGTTGAGAAATTGGCCGCTGCTAATTGAGCCCAGATTGATGCGATCTGGCGATGGCATAGTGCCGCTGGTATCTGTCAGGACTGTTCCGCCATTGGCGCACGTGGCGAAATTATCCTGAGCAAAAGCCCCAGCAATGCGTCTTGCCCTGGTGTTCGCTGCTATTACTGGATACAACTCAGCTTGTACTACTGCGCTAGTCGAGGCATACAAAGACGCAAGCGACTCAATCAAATAAGCAATCTGAACTTTTTCCGCATTATTTGCGGTTTGAGCACTAATCAGGACGGGGTAGTCATTTGCAGGCACAACATCGCGAGTCGCCTCAGCGTAAAGCGTGGCCGCCGACTGATTCCAAATCCTCGTGAAATCCGCCCCCGTGATCGACCACACATCTGCCGTGCTGCTGGCGCTCAGAGTTGTGCTGTTGTTCTGAACGTATGGCCCCAAAACTGTGCCGCGATTCACTTGAGACCCAAACGCATAAACAGATCCAGCACCAGTCAACTGAATGCCAAAGTTATAAGCTGCTGCTGTAGCGGTGCTAGTCGTGAGACTCAGCCTTTTCCACGCTGAAGTCACCGCAACGGTTGCCGTTCCAATAACGGTGTAAGGACTGGCTTGCAAGAACACATATAACGTAACGTTGGCTGTTCCTGTCAGGGTTCGCAACCACACTCCTGCGCTATACACGTCTGCTGCCGCAGTGAAAGGCATTAGCGTTTGACTATTTGTTGCTACCCACGTCAACTTGCTAGCTTTATTCCCACCAGCAGGATCAACTACATCGGTCGAATTGAGGGAAACGCCAATACTGTTCTGATTGGTCCACCCAGTGCCGCCAACCGCTTCTGTAGCCTTTGAGTCATTCGTCACCACCCCCCAAATCCTCGCCCCCAGGCACGCCCCAGTCACCGGGTCGTACTCGATCACCGGAGCATTGGCCGCCGGCTGGAACAGCACGCCATCAGGCCCGACGGCCCATGCTGGACTTGCAGAGTTGTAGGTGCCGAGCACCGATCCTGTGATCAGATCCCTGGCGTCCCGAGTCCGTGCCGGGGCGATGTGGAACGATGGCACCTCGCCGGCACGGCGGTAGAGATCCCCGCGTCGAAATGGCGTGCCCAGAACGGGCCTCAGCACCGGCACCAGATGCGTCATGCTCCCACCTCCCCTGTCAGCAGGAACTCATCAGTTGTTGGTAGCGCGATCACGCTGGCCGTGGCGTACTGATACGCCGTCCCGGTCGCGCTTAACGCGGCTCTGCGGGTCGCGCCAGCCCCTGCCACCACCGTCACCTTCCCGGTCCCGTACTGCAGCAGCAAAGCCTCAAACTCTGCCCCGAGCCCCGTCGGGTAGGTCACCGTCACAGCGCTTGAGTTGGTGAACACCAGCAGTTCCGACTGGTTCTCGATCGTCAGCGTCAGCGTCGTGCCGCTCACCGTGCGCCGCCGGATGATCCCGGCCGGGCCCCGCAGCCCTGGCACAGCCACTGCCGCACCGGCATCGCCCATCGTCAGCACGCTCGCGGTCATGGCCGGCTCCTCGTGGCGACGACGGTCAGCTGGCCGCCCATCGGGTAATAGCTGTCACCGCCGATCCTGTAGTTCAGGTCGTAGGCATACTGATCGCTGGCGGGCATCGCCACGGTTGTCGCCGCGCTCAGCTCCATCCGCAACGTCCCAGCCGAAGACGCCAGGATCGTCTCGGTGAATGTCGCCGCCAGGCTGCCGTCGATCAGGCTCTTCACGTCAGCATCCAGCGTCGCCCCTGCCAGGCTCACCGCCTTGCCCACCTCGTAGCGGATGCCGGTCAGGTCCTCGGCGATCGGGCTGATGCCGATCGTCGCGCCACCCAGCGTCGCGCTCACCCGGAACGCATCAGAGGTCAGCCCCGAGGCGATCACGTAATACCCCGTCACCCCACGCATCCCGCAGGGGAACGTTCCGGCATCGCTGCGGAACCCCACCACGTCGCCAGCCGCGAACCCATGACACCTCAGGCCGATAAGGTCACTACCGGCCGTCAGGGTCACAGTGCGGACGTTCTCCAGCAGTTGCACATCCAGCCGGAACGTGCCGCCCTGGACCACCGTGATCGGATAGTCCGCCGGGATCATCGGCCGCTCCCGACCGTGCCCACCACGCTCGGGCTGCCGCCGCTGATGCTCACCAGCCTCAACCGCACGAACCGCACAGGGCCTCGCATCTGATACAGGTAGGTGCCGTTGGCGCTGATGGTGTAGCTGTCAACCACACCATCGCCCAGCCTGGCGTAGTTCGTGCCGTCCAGGCTGCCCTCGAACGCCACCACCACATTCGTGCCGATGCTGCTCACGACGACCTGGAATGTCAGATCAACTCCGGTCGATTCCCGTGCCGTGCCGACGCCCGCAGCGGCCAGGGTCCCGAGGTCACGGACCACGAACCCAGATGTTGCCCCGAGGGTCATGGCCGCGCCTCCTGTGACCTCATCCTAGCGATGCTCAGGACTGCACCTGCGTCGCCACCAGCTGCGCTCGCTTCAATGTCATCGCCACCGCGTCGCTGTGGTTCGCCACCTGCATCGACACCTCGCCGCCCGCGGGCACCGTCACCATCCAGGTCGCGGCCAGGGCCGTCTCCTGCGTGTTGCTGGTGCTCACCGCCCGCGCATCGCTTTCGGCAATGCTGACGCCGTTCACGGCCAGCCGCAGGCCCAGCAGGTGGTTGTTGCCGCCAATTACTCCAGCCCGTGCCGCCACCCTCAGCAGCACAGGCGCCGTCGCCGTGCTCCTCAGCCCCATCGGATCGGTCACGCCCAGCACCAGGCCGCTGGATGCTGCGTCGAGGGTCCCGGTCGCGCCTATCGCGCGGTACGTGCCCGCCGCAACGCTGGTGATCGTGAAATCCGACTGGCGGCTCACCTGGCCTCGCACATCTGCCCCGGCAAGGAAGTAGGCCAGGCTGGTCCAGGCGGTGGAGCCATCGCCCATCTTCATCCGCCTGGTATCGGTCTCGATGCCGAACTCTCGGGTCAGCAGGACGGGATTCGCCGCGGTCCATGCGGCCGCTGTGTCGCCACGCATCTTCAGCCTGGTGATCCGTTCGCTCATGACTCGCCTCCGTCCAGGATGTTGTCGTAGACGTACTGCGTGCTGGCCGTGCCGCCGTCCATCACCACCTCGCTGTCGGTGCCAACGCTATCGCCTTCAAGCACCGCCGGGCCCGCCGGCAGCACCTGCGGTGCCACCGTGGCCTGCATCTGCACAATGCTCAGCCGACCGTCGTCGATCGGCTTGACATTCCGAACGGTGTAGGGCACGGCATCGACGACAATTCCGGCGCCATATTCCAGGTTCCCGAACTCGCTGGTCTTGACCGTCAGCTCGTAGTCGGTGCTCATCACCATCCCGTCCGCGATGATCTCGCCTGGCATCATCAGCAGCCCCAAACCAGAAACGGCGCCGGCAGTCACACTGCTGGCGCCGAAGCTGAAGAACAGATCCAGGTCTGCGTCGATCACAGGTACTTGGCAGAGCCTCGCCCCATCACGCTCGCGGCCCCGGTGCCAGTGCCCCCGGTCACGGTGAACAGCACTCGCACGTAACGGCGCAGGATGTCGCTGTTCAGGATCAGCGTGGCGAATCCGGCAGTGTTGGCTGCGGCCGCGGTAAAGCCGCCGCCAGTCACATCGACGAAATCGCCCGCGGTGGTGGTGTCACTGTGCTGAATCTTCGCGGTCAAGGTGACGCCAGCTCCAGCAGCGGCGTGGTCGATGCTGAACGTGACGTCACCCTCGTAGGCCAACAGATCAGCGGTCAGCGCAGCAGAGGCGGCATCGGTGCCGGCACCGGTGGCGCTGACGACCTTGGTGGAATGCAGCTGAAAGGCGGTCGTTTTGCCGCCGAGGTTCTGGATGGTCATTTGTCGGTCGGGGGCTTGGTGGTTCGGGGCTTGCAGACCGCAGGGGCTGCGGGTTCCGGCGCTGCCGCCGGGATGGCCAGCTGCTGACTGATCAGCAGCTTCGCGTCAGGTCCGGTGACCTGGATCGGGTCCGGGCCGGCCTGGTGGGGCTGGCCCGAGATGCAGCAGTCCGTCAGCAGGATGACCCAGGCCATCAGGTCCCCCGGGCGAAGCTGGCGGCACGACGGCAGACCCAATCGATGTCCTGCATGACGGTGTAGATCACCTGGCCTTTCGCCGACTGAGTGTAAGGATCCACGACGATGTCAAGGCCGCTCCAGGTCGCCAGGATCATGTCAGAGAACACACCGGCGAAGACATCGTTGGTCTGCACCTGGTTGCTCATCTGGGCCGGATACCGGCCGATGTTGCCGGCGTCGTTGATGATGTAATCCGCCCCGGCGGCGCTGGCCCGCAGGGTGATCATGCCGCCGACCATGGTCTGCGAGTTCATGATGTAGCGGAAGTTGGTCGGCGTCACGTTCGCCGCCAGGCAGGCGCCCAGCAGCTGGATGTAGTCCGTCCAGTCGCCCGAGTCGTGAGTGCCGCCGCCGAGGGCTGCCGGATACACCTGGGAGGCGCCACCGCCGAGGGTGACCGAGCCGATGCCGGTGACGTTGGCCAGGCCCAGCGGTTGGGCGCCGGATCCGGTGCCGTAGAGGCCGGAGCTGTCGAGGCCCAGGGCCAGGCTCTCGGCCATGTCCGACCGGATCAGGGTGTCGATGTCCGGGGTGGTCTGGATCAACGCCCGACGGCTCACCTGAACCCGCACGCTGATGGTCTTGGGGGTGCTGGAGATCAGGCCGAACGTAGCGTCAGACGCGGTGGCGTCCACATCCTCCCCGATCCAGTAGTGCTGGCTGGCGGCGGTCTTCCGCGGGATGTCCACGTTGCCGGTCAGGCCGGTCAGGGTGGTGATCCCCGACTGCAGCAGGGCCGACTGGTTCCGCAGCAGATCAATGAACGACCCGGCCAGCAGCTCGGTGCCGACCAGGGCGCCACCGGCGGAGAAGGTGCCGACGTTCGCGCGGCTGTACACCATCCAGTCGAACGGGATCAGTGCCCCGTTGGCGCTGCGGCCCTCCTTCTGCTCAGTGGCGCGGCTCAGCTCCAGCTCGAAGCCGGCGGCGTCGCGGGCCGAGGCGTTGCTGGGGTCAGCCAGATAGCGCATCAGCTTGACGATGGAGTAGCGCTGCAGATCCTTGCGGTCCATGCCCAGCAGAGCGTCGGGCTCCACATGGAGGCCGCCGGGTTGCAGCTCGCGGCTGCGCTGGCCGACCTTGTCCAGCACCTGCTCGCGGGCGGTCGCCATATCGGCGTTGGCGTTGATCAGATCAGTGGCCATGCCCTCGGGCATGCCGTGCTGGCGGCAGAGGTTCTGAATCCCCTGGATGCGCTCACGCTCGGCCTGCGCGGCCGAGGTGGCGTCGTTGACGGTCTCAACGGTCATGATCTCGGGCGGGGCCGATTGGTTCCGCTCAAGCGTAGCGAGGTCGTTTTGTGGCGCCGGCTGTGCCGGCTCATCCACTGCCCTGGATCGCGGCGCATCATGGCCGACGGTGTTATCCGCCGGAATGCTCACGGTGCTGACCTCCAGCGGCGACCACTTCGTGATCAGCACCTGGCCCTCGCCCATGTCGACGGCCTCGCGGATCTCGTAGGCGAAAGACACCTTCCGCGTGATGCCGGCCTCAATGTCGGCGCGGCGGCGGGCCTCCTCCGACCCAGTGATCTCGGTGTTGGGGGACCAGCGGGTCGTCACCACTCCCATCCGGTCGGCACCGATCTCGGCGCTCGTCACCACCCCCAGCACCACGTCGCGGTTGTGGTTCCACAGATGCGCCGCCCCCGTCTGCAGCCGGCTCAGGTCCGCAGCGCCAGGGGCGTGGCTCAGTACCTCGCGGCCGAACCATCGATCCACCGGCTCTTCGCTGCTGAACGTGAACCGAACTCCCTCATCCGTTGCAGATGGGGCGCCGTCCATCTGCATCTCGCGCGTCTGCTGAAGCTCCCCCTTGTAGCGCTGCTGCAGCTCAGTGCCGGTCAGCGTCCGGGGCTCCGGAGCGGCCTCTGCCAGCTTGCTCGCGGGGATGATCCAGAACTTGCACAGCGCTCCGGGCAGGATCTCGCCCTCCACGATCTCACATGCCGCCGGCCCCTGGTAGAACGCGCAGTTGCTGCACACCATCCCCTGACCGGCAAACGGGCTCTCTGGCATGTAATGGGCATCGGTCTGGCTGAACTCACCGACCTCGTCGGTGATCTCCTCCAGCGCTTCGTAGAGCATCCCCTGCGCCACGGTCATCTCTGGCGTCAGCTCGCGGCCTTCGCCGGTCGCCTCCTCGAACAGAATCGCCTCATGGTCGTGATCGCTGAGCCAGGTCTTTGCCTGCTCCGGAGTGAACCGCTCGGCGTCGAATCGGATCGCCTGCAGCCGCACCGGCTCACCCGCCTTGATGCCGTAGATGAAATCCACGCCATCGCCACCGGCGCCATTCTCCCGCCGGAATCGGTCAAACTCCCCCGGATCGATCAGTCGCGCCGCGTGCTCGTTCGGGTATGGCCTGGCCTCAGTTTCCGGCATCGCTGGCTGTGATCGGTCCGCCTTGATGCTATCGGCGCGCGCTGTGGCCCACTGCTGCCCCGGATCGCCGCCCCATGCCGCCCATGCCACCCGCCCAGGGCTGGGGTAGCCGTCCTCCCCAGGCCGGAATCCCTCCGCCCGCTTGTCGACCTCGTGCCGGGCGAACCACGCCGCCATGGTGATCACCGTCTCCTCTGACAACGCATCGCCGGAGAGGATCTGCGTCGCCCTGCGGGCCGCCACTGCCGTCCCGCCACGGCGCCCCTCCGCCTTCCAGTCGCGGTAGCGCTGCGCCTCCTCCCTCATCCCCGCAGTCGGGATCAGATCAGCCATCCTGCGGCCCTCCGCCTTGCGTCAGCTCCGGCAGGGTCACGCTCACCCCGTACTGGCTTTCCAGCTGTTGCTCTGCCTGCTTGTCCTTCAACACCTGCTCGTAGGTCGTGCCCAGTGCCGTGCAAATCCGGATCTTGCTGGTGTACCCCGCCTGCTCGCTGATGACGTTTGCTTCCGCCTCCTTCTTCGGGTCCACCCAGGCCCAGCCGCGGGGCTGCCATTGCGCCGCATCCAGGTAGCGATCAGGCCTCAGCTCGAAGTCCGGCAGCGGCACCGCGCCAGACAGGACCGCCAGCGGCAGCCACTCGCGGAACACCCTCTCGTGCAGCCGCTGGATCAGCTGGGTCTGCAGCACCGCCCAGGCGTCCTGATCCTGCAGATACTCCTGCCGCTGGCTGCTGTAGCTCGCCTGGCTGGCATCGCGGGTCAGGCTCGCATAGCTCACGCCGGTGCCTGCCGCCATGCGCCGCGTCTTCTGCCGGACGAACATCTCCAGCTGTGAATCCGGCGCGTTCATCTGCGGGATCTCGACCGATTCGCCCGGTCGCAGATACTTGAACACGCCTGGCTCAAAGTCCGTCACCCGCTCGCCATCCACCACCCCGTCGCCGGTCAGCTCGCCCTCCCCATTGGTGATGAATCCCATCTGGCTCGCCGCTGCCCTCGCGCGGATCGTCGCGGCCTTCTCGTAACCGTCGAGCTGGTGAGCATCGGACATCACCGGCGCCACCAACGGCACCCCACGGGTCTGCCCGACCCGAGTGGGGAAAAAGATGTGGATGATGTCGGCCGCCGGCACTCGCTCAACCCGCCGCTGCCCAGGGTTGTTTCCGCTCGTCAGGTAGTCGCCCGGGTGAGCGGTCAGCACCGCGTAGGTCTGCGGTCGTCCCCACTCGTCAATCTCGATCCCCATCCTCCACCGGTTGCCCGTTGCCTTCAGCGGCCCGACGTAGTTCAGGTCCAGCTGGTCGGACTCGATCATCTCCAGGCCCAGCGGGATGCGATTCGTCGCGCCGAATGCCCTCCGCACGATCCGGATCAGCAGCTCTCCGGAGTCGACCGGCTCCATCGCCGCCATCCACTCAAAGTCCAGGAACGACCGCAGCCCAGCCACGTCGCAGCTGTCCTGCCGACCCCATCGGCGCCAGGCACGTTCGATCATGCTGTTGGCCGCCTCATCCAGCCCGCCACCACGCAGGCGCTGAACCTGCATCTGCAGCTGGATCCCCGCCGGGCCGACGATGTTATCCCGGCACAGCCGCTTCAGCTGTGGGACGTAGGGCGTGTCCCGGCCCATCGACCGGGCCCGGTTTCGCAGCCGCGGCAGGCTGCCCTGGATCTCGGCATCGGCGCTCGTGCCGCTGGTCAGCCAGTCGGCAGTCAGCCGGTCCGCCACGGCCCCCTCGTAGCCGCGTCGACGTGGCCGCAGGGCCGGCGCCGGCGGCTCCCACTCCCATCCGGTCGCCCTCAGCAGCCTGCCCCAGATCCCCATCAGCTGAACCTCACGAACAGGTTGAACGGGTTGCCTCTCCCGTTCGCAATCGCCTCAGCCGCCTCCTCTCGCGCCACCTCGGCCTTGAGCTGGCCCTCAAGCTGCAGCAGCTCCGCCAGGTCGTAGCGCTTGACCATCCTCGTGCCGATTCGGTACTCCTGCGCTCCTCCCCCAGCGATCACCGCACGGATCGCGGCCTGGCAGGCATCCAGGTCCTGGCGGGCCTGGCTGCGCGCATCGACGGCGCCAGCAGCCGTCAGGTTCGCCAGCACGTCAAACGACCCGCTGGCGATGGTGTAGGCCGCGGCGCCGAGGGTCGCCACACTCTGCCAGCTGCCGCGCTGCCCCGTCGGGAACAACGCAGTCACTCCGGAGCTCAGGGTCGATTCCCACCCGCTGCCGTAGGCGGCACCGGTGGCCTGGGTTGCGCCGGTCGCCACCGGGAACCGGACGTAGGTGTTCAGAGCCCAGCCGCCGGTGCTGCGGATCGGGTCCAGGGTTGGCGTCGTGGCCTCATCGGTGCGCCAGATCACCGTATCGCCTGGCCGGATCTGATCGGGGAACGTCGGGCTCATCACCAGTTCTGAACGAACCCGCCGCGGCGTCGGGGCTGCCGTGACTCTAGCGGCGCCGTGCCGGTCGGGGCTTCGGGGGGTGGTGGGGGCTGGTCCAGCGGCTGCAGCCGTTCGGCCATCTGATCCCAGTACGTCGCCGTGTTGTACCGGCGCCGGTGAAGCTGGAGCATCGCGTAAGCGTAGACCAGGCAGTCTGTCTGCTCATTCCTGACGCCCTTGGGGCAGAACCATTCGCGGATGGCGGCACCCTGCCGGTCGTATCGCACGCGCTGCTTCTCTGCGGTCAACTGCTGGAAAAACCGCTCGTCTGCCGCCATGCCGAACCGGAACGATCCGGGCCCTTCCGTCTGATGCCGCAGCCTGCCCATCAGCGTCGTCTTTGCCGTATCGGTGCCGATCAGGTACAAAGTGATGCCGCGCTTGATCACCTTCCCGGCTGCGCTGACGTCCTGCTTACTGCCCTTGCCGATGACCGGCTTGCCTCGGGTTGAGCTGCCCTTGATCGCCACCACAGGCTCAGTCGATCGCTCGCGCACGTAGCGATAGACCTCATGGGTGTTGTCGCCACTGTCCACGCCACACAGGACCATCGGCACGACGACGCCATCAGGCCGGCACCACTCGGCCCGGCGCACGGTGTCGAGCTGCTCCCACACCTCTGGTGCCGTCGCCGCCCCGCTGATCTCCGCCTGCCAAATCAGCGACGCTGACTCGCCGACGCCCCAACCCCAGACCGCCAGGGCCAGCCGGTTGTCTTGCACGTCCACGCCCATGGTCAGGACCAGGACGCCATCGGGCACCGTTCCAGGCTCGTAGTCCTCGCGCCTGGCCATCAGTCCATCCGCGCTGACGGCGTTGGCGTAGTCCTCCTCAAACGTCTCGCCCAGGGTTGTGTTGACGAACGTCTGCAGCTGGATCTTGCTGCCCTTCACCTCCAGGAACTCACGGGCCAGATCGGACCACGCCGCATTCGGGCTGTAGCTGTAGGCCGCCCAGATGTGGAACCCAACCAGCCCCGGCCGCGATGACGTGGCCGTGGGCCGCCACTCGCCCCGCTCAACCATCCGGGCCTTGTGCACGTGGTCGATCAGCGAGTCGCAGGATTCGCACTTGTAGCGCGTGTTCTCGGGCTGGCCTTCCTTGTATCCAACGAACTGCTGCCATCGCAGATACTGCATGTGACCGCAGTCTGGGCATGGCACAAAATACCGACGCTGGTCGGTCTTCAGGAACCAGGATTCAATCCGGCTGAATCCCTTGATCGTTGGGGTTGATCCCATGCCGATCTTGCGGTTCCAGTAATACTCCGCCCGCTTCATGCCTAGCTTGATCTGATCGCCCTCTGGCGTGCTGGGCGGGTAACCGTCGGGCTCATCGAATAGGACGATCCGCCTGCTGACGCGCCGGAATCCTCGCGCTGAGTTGGCGCCGACCATCTGCAGGGTTCCGCCCGGGTACTGCTTCGCCAGGATCGTGTTGCTGCCGTCCTTGGCCTTGGGGTCGCTCACCAATGCCCGCAGCTCCGTGGTATCTCGCACCATTGGAGCAATCTCGTCTTTGCTGTAACCCTCTGCGTCCTCGACCGTGGGCTGAACCACCATGATCGGGCAGGGATCCTGGTGAATGTGATAGCCGATCAGATTGTTGAGGATCTTCGTGTATCCGACCCTGGCGGACTTCTGAACCACGACCATGTCAATCCGTGGATCAGTGAACGCGTCCATGATCTCGCGCTGGTACGGGATCGTTCGCCACTTCCCTGCCGCCGCCGCTGATTCAGCGCTGAGCCTGGCGTAGCGGTCTGCCCACTCGCTCAGCTTCAGGCGCTGCGGTGGCCGCCACAGGTCCAGCGCGTTGGACAGCAGCTGGTCACTCTGTGGCTGCATTGGCGACCTCCTCCAGCGCCGAGCGGATCAGCTCGGTCAGCGTCTCGATCTCGTCCAGGGTCAGATGCGGGATGCGCTCCTTCGCTCGTGATGGCACGCCCAGAAGAGCGGTCTTGGCGATCGTCACGGATTGCGACCACGCCCGCTCAACCTCGGCGCGTTCCAGCAGCTCGCCCTCTCGCTGGCGGCGGTCCATTTGGGCCATCAAGGCCAGCTGTCGCTCCCTGAGCGCACGGCTGACGTTGTAATCCGGCACATCATCATCGCTTGCTTGCGGTGCGGTGTTCGTCCGTCGTTCACGACGCTGCCGATCAATGCTCTCGCGCGTGCCGATCGTTGACTCAAACTCCTCCAGCAGCAGATCACGGCGGACGCCCTTGGCCTTGCCTTCCTCGTCGCGGATGCCGGACCTGGGCAGCCGACCTTTCTCGATCAGGTACTTCAGGGCCTGGTAGGTGTAGCTCCGCCCCTGATGGCTGGCGATCATCTGAGCGCCCTGGGCGACAGTGATCACGCCGGATTCAGCCACTGCAACGGTTACGACTTCCTGAATAGCCTAAGGGGCCCTTAGGCGCCCTTAGGCTGGGTAGGGAGAGTGAGAATCATTCTCAAGTAAGG